AACTTTTAATAGGAGACTTAAAAATGGCAAATAATTTAGCCGGAGGCTACGGGCTTCGTCCTATTGGAATAACTGGTGCTGGAGCAAACACTACAGGTGTTACTCAGTACGAGATTGCTAACGATTATACCACTGCGATTTATCAAGGGGGTATTGTTATTCCATTAGCCGGAGGAACCATAGCTATTTCAGACCAAGCGGTCGCTCCCCTAGGTGTTTTTTATGGTTGTGAATTTGTAGATTCAGGTACAAAGAAGACAACTTTTAAAAACTACTGGCCGGGATCAAACAATGTTAGTGTAGATACAAACCATCCTGTAAAGGCTTTTGTATTTGATAACCCAATGCAACTTTATACAGTTGTTGCGGATGGCACTAATACAAACAGAGCGACAGCTTTAGCAGATGTTTTTTCAAACTGTGACATGGCAAGCGTAAATGATGGAAGCACTAATACAGGGCAATCCACAGATATGATTGATATAAGCACAGCTGCGACAACTGCTGGTTTAGATCTTAGGATCGTTGGATTGCATGAAGACGATGCGAATGTAGATTACTCAGCTGTGGGTCATCAATATATCGTTCGTTTAAATGCACCTTTTAACTCAGGATTTGCGGCCGCTGTTGGCACCGCAGCCAATACAGGTATATAAGGAGATAAGTTATGGCTATATCAAGAGCACAACTAGCGAAAGAGCTAGAGCCCGGACTTAACGCCTTATTTGGCCTTGAGTACGACAGGTATGAAAACGAGCACTCTGAGGTTTTTGATGAGGAATCATCAGACAGAGCGTTTGAAGAAGAAGTGATGTTAGCAGGTTTTTCAACTGCCCCAACTAAATCAGAGGGTGGTACGGTAAGCTTTGATGACGCACAAGAAACATTTACTTCAAGATACACTCACGAGACTATCGCACTTGCTTTTTCAATTACTGAAGAAGCGATTGAAGATAATCTTTACGACAGACTTGCAAGTAGATACACAAAAGCGTTAGCTAGATCTATGGCACAAACTAAGCAGATTAAAGCTGCTGCGATACTAAACAATGCGTTTAGTTCAAGTAATGCTATTGGAGACGGCGTAGCGTTAGCTTCTGCTTCACATCCAACAATTAACGGAAACCAAAGCAATATTTTATCAACAGCTTCTGACCTTAATGAAACTTCATTAGAGCAGGCGTTGATAGACATTGCAGGTTTTAAGGATGAAAGAGGTCTCAAAATTGCTGTAAGAGGTACTAAATTGATTATTCCAAAAGAATTACAATTTATTGCTGAAAGAGTATTAAACAGTAACCTAAGACCGGGCACAGCTGATAATGACGCAAATGCAATGAAGAATATGGGAATGTTACCAGACGGTGCCGTTGTAAACCATTTCTTAACTGACACAGATGCGTTTTTTATTAAAACAGATGCTCCAAATGGTTTTAAATTCTTTAATCGTTCACCGATTAAGACCGCTATGGAAGGCGATTTTGATACAGGGAACATGAGATTTAAAGCTAGAGAGCGTTATAGTTTTGGTGTTTCAGACTGGAGATGTGTATTCGCAACTCCGGGCGCAGCATAAAACTTTTTTAAAATTTATTATGCTTTAATAAGGACGGTTCTTGCCGTCCTTATTTTTTTGTGTATAATAAATTAAACCTTGACAGTTACATGGTGTAACTGACATTTGCCAAGACAAGGAGATTTGACATGGCTAATTCAACTTTTTCAGGAGCAGTCCGCTCTGAAAACAATTTTAAGTTAGTAAGTAAAAATACTACTACTGGCTTAATTCAAGACAGAACAACAATAAATGGTCTTAAAGACACTCGTAGATATTACCTAGAAGAGTATTTTTTACAAAGACCTATTCTTAACGCAAACTTAGACGCTGCATCAACTGTTGAAGTTGCAAGAGCAGGTCAAAAGAACTTTGAAGTCTTAGGAACTAATATGACTTCAGCTTTATGCACCTTTCCAACAACTTCTGCAGGAATATTAATGACAACTGCTGGTGCAGATGCAGACCAATCAATTTTAGCACCTCACCTTGATAATGCAGGAACTGGTGATACAGATTCAATATCTGCATGGACAGGTGTTCAATGGGGAACAGAAAATTCTACTCATTGGGAATGTTCTATAATGTTGCCAGCACTTGATAACCAAAAAGTATGGGCAGGATTAAAGTTAACTAATGACCAATTAGTAGCAACTGATGCAAACCAAGCATTTTTTAAATATCAAACAGATGCAACAAACTCTGAGGCATTTAGTGATTATAGCTATTGGCATTTTGTTCACAGTATTGGTGGAACTGATTATATTAGTCAGTTACCTATTACAGTAGCGGCTAATACTCCTTATCATTTTAAAATTGAAATTGACAGCGATAGAAAAGCATCTATTTTTGTTAATGGACAACAATATAATGTAACTTCTACTTCTGGTTCAACTGGTGGAACAGCAGTTTCAACAGGAACTACAAAAACAGCAGCGTTAACTGACGATGTTGATTTTATTCCTTACATTGGAATTGAAGCTGGAGCGGCAGCAGCCGAAGCAGTAAATGTGCATTATACTGCAATAAGCAGAGCTATGTACGAATAAAATTATTGGGGGATTAATTTCCCCCTTTTTAAAAAGGAGAAAAATATGGCAGGATCTGATGTAAGAGTGTTGACTGTAAATGATGAAAACGCGTCAGATGACGATAGATTGGTTACAGCAGCAAGACCAGATACTTCCGCTACAATGGCAAATACTACATTTGCTGGTAGTGCCGCAAGAAATGTTATTGTTACAACTACAGGAACTGGGGATAATGCAAAAACTTGCACTATAACTGGCACAGATGTTTTTGGAGATGCTATGACAGAAGTCATTACTTCAACAAGTTCAGCAGAGGCAGTTGCTGGAGCAAAGCTATTTTTAACAGTAACAGCTGTAGAATGTTCAGCGCAATATGCAGCCAATATTAAAGTTGGTTCTGGAACCTTATGCGGTCAATCTGTAGGAAGTGGTGCTAGAGTTCGTTTAAGAGGAATGTCAATTGTTTCAGGAGGTACGGCAGGAACGGTATCTTTTTATGATGGTGCTCCAGAAGACGGAACAGAGCTTATGAAAGCAAGAACTATAGGGACCGCTAACACTGTTATTGATAGGACTATTCCTTCAGAAGGAGTGGTATTTGCAAATGGTATGAGCGTGTCATATACTGTGGACGTAGCAGATATGATGACACTTTTTTATTCTTGAGGGATAAATGGCAACTAAACGAGAAAAAGATTTTCTAAATAGTTTAGACAAAAGAACAGCGATTGTTGAAGAAACCTTAATAAGATTAGAGACTAATCATCTAGTTCATTTGCAAAATCAAATGGATAAGATAGATGCTCGTGTATGGGGTATACTAGGAGTTATTTTGGTACAACTTGTAACAGTGGTGTTGTTTTTGATAAAATAAGGAGAAAAAAAATGCCGGTAGTAAAAGGAAAAAAATACCCTTATACAAAAAAGGGAAAATCTATGGCTGCAAAAGCAGCAGGTAAATGTCCAAAATGTGGGAAATCTAAAAAATCTTGTACTTGTAAGAAAAAAGGTAGGGCTTAATGACAACTTCAAATTCTACTGATTTCGAGTTAGACGTAGCGGAATATATTGAAGAAGCGTATGAACGCTGCGGGCTACAAAGCAGAACAGGTTATGATTTACGAACTGCCAAAAGGTCTTTAAATCTAATGTTGTCCGAATGGGCTAACCGTGGTTTAAATCAATGGACTATAGAACAACGTACACAGACCGTTACTGCAAATGACACAGAATATGATCTAGGGACGGATGTAATTGATATATTGTCCGCTGCTGTAAGACGAAGTAGTGTTGATTACAGTTTGGGTCGCATAAGTAGAGACAGTTATTTAGCTATAGCAAATAAAGCTACTACAGGAAGACCTACACAATTTTTTTTAGACAGACACATTACACCAAATTTAAAAATATGGCCTGCTCCTGAAAATAGCACGGATGTAATTTATTATGACGCTTTGACTAGAATACAAGACGCAGATACGGCAGCCAATACATTAGAAGTTCCTTTTAGGTTCTATCCTTGTCTTACAGCAGGGTTAGCTTATTATTTATCTTTAAAAAAAGCACCTGAAAGAGTGCAAATGTTAAAAGTAATATATGAAGAAGAATTTGAAAGAGCTATGGGAGAAGATAGGGATAGGTCAAGCTTTACAGTTACACCTCAATATGCGTATTTTAGGAGTAATTAATGGGAAGGTTTGCCACAGGAAAATACTCTTATGGCATTTCGGATAGGTCTGGTATGAGGTATAGACTCAATGAAATGAAACTTGAATGGAATGGATTATTGGTTGGGCCGGATGAATTTGAAAGAAAACATCCACAACTAGGTCCTTTTAAGGTTCCAGTGGACGGTCAAGCTGTAAAAAATGCAAGACCGCCTAGAACTGAAAAT